TGCCTCTCTGCCGCCTTTGGTAGTTTCCTCATTAAAACGACAATTAGGGAACATCTGACGTACCGCCTCAATACGCAACATAGCCGCACCTGCGCCCTGATTTCTGACAACGTCAACGGCAAATCCTGCCTCACGCAAGTAACTTTCAGGTGTAACCTGATAGACCATATCATGTTTGCGCCCATCGTGAGGCAATACACAAATGGCATCGCCATAGCCGTTAGACCGCATCCAGTGAACGTGTGCGTCAAATGGCTGACCTACCGCCTCATAGTAATCCAATACGCGCACCTCAGTGCCAATATACTGGACGATCCATACTGCGGTGGCATCTGCCCTGCCTGACGTACCGCCAATATCCCAACAGGCGTGGTACTGCATCAAGGGGTCTGCCGCAACAAATCCGATGCGGTTTTCTAATTGTGCATCGGTCAAATGTTTTGCAAAGTATGCGCCTTCCTGAACTGTGGCGTATTCGCCTTCCCAGATATGACCATATCTTTCTGGATTGTTATTCAGGCAGTCTAATCGTTCCTGCTCCAATACCTTCGGAAACCACGGATTGTCATTCCAATTAGCCTTTACGACAATGCTGTCCGTAGGCAAGTTATTGCCACGGAACATCATGTCTATGGGGTCTGTGGCTCGATGTGGATTCCACCCAAACCATAACTCCGATTTTTCTTTTCGAATTGTTGGTCTGAGTAAGGATAATGAGCGATTGGATAAGCTTGATGCCTCTTCAGCCCAGACCACGTCCACCCCCTCCATACTTTTGACGGAATCTGCGGTGTGATCCTGCAATCCACTAAATCCAATCATGCCATCGTGGGGCGTTTCAATAACTTCACGAAACACTTTAAATCCTTGCGCCTCGCCTAGCCCAAAATCTTGTAGCTTATCTTCCATAAGTTGCTTGGCAGACTGCTTGAGTGATTTCTGAATCTCTCGCACACATAAGCCTCTGAACGATGGCTGTAGTAGTGCCTGCTCGATCATTAGTCCCGCAAAAAAGTGCGATTTCCCGCTCCCCCTTGACCCCCAAATCGCCTTATAGCGCGAGGGTTTAAGCAGAGGCTCAAATACTGCGGCAGTTTTAATCTGAAGTTTCATTTTTCTTCCAATGGCGCATTGCCTCGGCAGTAGACCTAGCACTAATAACTTTTTCGACATTGCCGCCATTAAGATTAATCATTTCAGCGTAGTGACGGACATACCATGAAGCCATAGGATCACCTGCTCGTAAAGTAAATATTGGTTCTGCCATATGCTTAGTACCATTTGGAACAACTTGCGCGTTCATGGGTCTGCCATCCTTGCTAATTTGATAGCGTAGTACAATATCGTGGCTCTGTGCTAGTGGAAACTCGTCATGCAGACTAGTTTTTCCATCTTCGGTTATTCTTATAAAATTAGTCGTGTACATTAGTCTTTCTCCTTCAGGCAATCAGTTTGCCAATTATAATAGTCGTGTGGTTCATCTTTTTTTAAAGCATCCATAAAAGGTGTGGCTTCACTTTCCTCTTTTAAAAGTTCTATACGGGCTGTGTTCCAATCTGCAAATGATATGCCTTCCATCTCATCAAATTCTTCCTTATCTCTTAAATAGGCACCCAAAAGAGTATCTTTTTCTAAATACTCACTTAAAGTCTCCCTATTTTCTAAACGGGCTATTGCTTCATCATCCCCCATATTTTTTAAAACCTTAATCACACCTTGTTCAAACTTTGATCTAAATTTAATTACATTGCACATTACGATTATATCCTTGTTGTTAGCCCTTCAGAGCAAAATGTTCATTCTCAAACTTTTCGACTTCTGAAAGAGGGAAAGTAATTCGAGCCTTCTCGCCAAGACCGTGGGTGCGATATTTCGGAACTTGCTTCTTCTTTTTTAAATTATATAGCCATACACGGGTAATGCCCCATCTGTCAGCTAGCTGTTGAGGTGTTAAATCTTTTTCGTTCATTTTTTATCTCCTAAATAAATCGGCTTAATTGCCATTTGTTTATAACAATACACATTTGAATCGTGTTTGCAAGAAAAAAATTTACATAAAAAATTATTGCTATATATATAGAGTATAAAAAAATAATTGGAGATTAAAAATGTTCGAAAATAAAGTTTATGTCATTGAACTTCCAACTCCACCTTCTGTCAATGCGCTGTGGAGAATTAGTGGAAGGCGTATGTATAAGTCTAAGAAGTATCGTGAATTTATTGATTTATGTCGTGCGGTAGTGGAATTTGATTTTCCTGCGATTGACTATCCATTCAATATAGAAATATTAATTCGCAGACCAAGCAAGCGCAGAATGGATATAGACAATCGCGCCAAGGCTGTTATGGATATTTTAGAAGAACTAGAAATTATTAGCGATGACTGCTTGGCAAATCAGATTAATATGATGTGGTCTGAAGACGTTGAAAATTGCCAAGTCACAATATCTAAATCACCTTTAAATTAAAAAAATAAAAAAAGGTGTTGACTTATGATTATATAGCTATATATATAGGGTACTACTTAAAAAACAAAACGGAGAAAAACAAATGGTTAGAGAAAGCCAATATTTTAATTACTACCTCGCAAGCGATATAGACATCCAATGTGAGGTTCTATATTACGAAGATGATTGCGGTAAGATTATTGACGAAATTACTGCAACAAATCCTCAAAACGGCATGGACATATACGAGGAGTTAGACCAAGTATATGAGCGTTCAAATGCCTCAATTAATTTTATTTCTGTACGCGATGCAATTTATCAGCAAGCCGACAATCTTCTGTCAGGGAGATTGTAATGGAAAACTCTATCAAACATCTTGACGTCTGGGTTACCGATGAGCCGCGAGTTTTTTATTGGTCTGCCTTACTAGTTGATTGCATAAAAGTCGAAGGTCATGCACGATTAGAAATGTTTGGCGATGACGATGCGTGGTATGACATTTTTCACAAGGATCGAGATATATCACATTCAGAACTTGGAATAATGATTTTAGAAGAATTTCACTCAAAATTTTAAGGAACTTATAAATGACGACACCTCTGCAAAAAATCAATAAGAAAGCGCACAGCGCATCATCTATTAACAAATTTATCGCGCAACCTGCGTCATGGGTTATGAGTTACGTCTATGGCGTATATGGCTCTGGTAGCCCCGCAATGAGCCGTGGCAAGGCGGCAGAGGTGGGTTATGACCATTACATCAATGGCGGTGAATTTGGCGGTAGCTTAGAGAGTGCAGTATCTGCCGCCACACGCTATTACAACAAGGATACCGCCTTGCAGGGCTGTGATGAGGCAAAGCGCGAAAAGGAGCGCGATGCCTTACACGGTTTTATAGAGCAAACAATAGAGGCTTTTGAGCCGTTTGGATTTCCGACATCATCACAAAATAAATTGGAGTTAGTGTTAGATGGCGTGGCAGACCCGTTTATCGGATATGACGATTACTGCTTTGCTCCGCAGGGCGATGACCCAAGACCGATTAGTATGGATCTCAAGACTACGCACAGGCTTCCGAGTGACATCAGTGATGCCCATAAGCGACAGCTATCGCTGTATCAGGCGATGAAGCCTGACCATAAAATTATGATTGCGTACTGTACATCAAAGAAGAATAAAATTTTTACACTTGACAATGACGAGGCGGCTGAAATATTAAATGAGATTAGATCAGCGGCTCAGACTGTAGAGAGACTGTTAGCAATTTACGATGATCCGAAGGAGTTAAAAGGATTATACGCACCAGATTTCAGTAGTTTTTACTGGAGTGATCCCATTTCGCGTACAGAGGCTAAACGCATTTGGGGTTATTAAATCAATTAGCCCAAACTTTAAACTTAAAACTTTAAACTTTTCTTGAAAGGAAAAAACAATGCCATTAAATTTTAACACAAATGACGGTTCAGCAGGAGCTTACATTAGATTTATGCCTTCAGTAGGGGCATGGATGCTAGATGGTGAGGAAGTCGAGGTGAAGCAATTCATCATGGACTTAGAGAACATCTCAACAGGTTGGGGTAAGTTCGAGGCAGGGCAAGCACCATTATGGGTGTGGGATGCCGATCTCTCTACTCCTGCGCCACGTCCTGCCGAGGATGGCTTCAAGCGTGGCTTCAAGGTCAATATGTTCAGCAAGACTAGCTTTGGCGATGAGCCAGTGCGTGAATTTGCTACGACAGGCACTGGACCGCAAATGGGACTTCAGGCGGTTTACGCTCAGTATGAGAAGGAGGCTTCTGCTAATGAGGGTAAAGTTCCCGTGGTGGAATATTCTGGGTCAGTGCCGACAAAGGTTGGCAAGGGCAATACCCGTATTCCAACACTTAAAATTGTAAAGTGGGTCGCAAGACCTTCAGAGTTACAGGCAGATGCGGTTTCTTCCCCTCCCGTATCTGCACAGCCCGATGATATTGAAGACGAATTTTAATATCTAACGGCACTAAGCGGCTAGGTGTTCTCTCCGTCACCTAGCCGTTTTACCTTTATGCGGAGAGACTAAGGAGAGATAATTTGACAGCAGATATAATAAATAAGGCATTAGAGGTAGCGGAAAACTATCCCGTATTCCCATGCAACAATAAAAAACAGCCCCTGTGCAAGTGGCGCGAAGCCGCAACGCAAGACCCAAATAAAATTGAGAGGATGTTCTCAAATCCCAGTGCCGCATTAATCGGTATGCCAACGGGATACGCTTCAGGGATTTCGGTGATTGATATTGACGTGAACAACGGCAAGCAGGGCAAGAAGTGGCTTGAAGATAATCGTGAAAAATTAGGAAATACGCTATACGCCCAGACGCAGTCGGGCGGTTGGCATTTTTACTATAACCATAAGGATGGGCTTGCCAATGCGGCAGGATTAGGCAATGGGGCGGTGGACATACGCGGTGAAGGGGGATATGTGATCACCAGTCC